CCTGCTATTGCCCAGCGCATTGCAGACTATTACAAGCCGCTTTACTCTGAGGTGTACGATGCTTTGAGTGGCAAAGATGCACAACTGAAAGAAGGCTACTCACACTGGACAAAGCCAAAGCTGAAGGCTTACGTGGAATTTATCAAGTCTATCATCTCGGCTGCGGAAACTCGTGCTACTATCGCTAAAGCTACTCGCAAGCCGCGCAAGAAGAAGGAGAAGTCTCCTGTTCAACTTGTGGCCAAACTCAAGTACAAGCAAAAGGATGAAACTTACAATGTCGTGTCTATCGATCCGAAGCAAATCATTGGAGCTAATCAGCTTTGGGTGTTCAATACCAAATATCGAACTTTGGCTGTTTACAACGCTATGGGCCCTGCTGGGCTTAACGTCAAGGGTAGCACAGTAATTGGCTTTGACGAGAAAACGTCCATTGTGAAGAAACTACGGAAACCGACCGAACAAGTGAACAAGTTGCTTGAAGGTGGCAAGGTCGTTCTTCGCAAGTTCATGGACGAAATCAAGTGTAAGCCGAAAGAAGCGAATGGTCGCATAAATAATGAGACCATTCTACTAAGGATTATTAAATGACAAATGTTTTCGAGTTTCCTAAAAGTAAGATTGTACGAGAAGTCCAGCCACCGATAGAAGAGATTGAAGCAGCTAAAGAAAAGGGTAAGCAAAACTATGCTGACGGCATTGTCGGCGAAGTTGCAACAGGGCTTATTGCTGAATTGGAAAACTACGGAATAGAAGTCGAGAGTGAAGACGGAGTAATCAACAAGGACTTTATTTTCTTGACGGATGTTCTGAAAAGTGTTATATATCGGAACATGGGTTTGAAACATTCACTTCATGAGTTTGTGGATGATAACGTTGAAATCTTCACTAACGAAAAAGAATACAAAGAATTCCTAGAAAAGGCAGAAGCCGAGGCCGAAGCAGAAACAAACGATAACTAATAGGTGTAATGTGATTTTGATTGACCTAAATCAGGTCTTGATTTCTAACTTGATGCAACAAATCGGTTCAAATCCAAAAGTGAAATTGGAAGAAGATTTGATCCGTCATATGGTACTAAACTCTCTCCGTTCGTATGTGCGCCAGTTCAAGCAGAAGTATGGCGAGATTGTTGTCTGCTGCGACAGCAAGAAGTATTGGCGCCGTGATGTATTCCCATTCTATAAGTCCAATCGTAAGAAGGATCGTGAAAAGTCCGAGTTCGATTGGAATCTCATCTTTGATACCCTCGGCAAGATCCGTGCCGAGTTGAAAGATAATTTCCCATATCGTGTTCTTGAAGTCGAGGGTGCCGAGGCCGATGATATCATCGCCGTTCTGTCGGCTCGTAATGCACCAAATGAAGAGGTGCTTATTCTGTCCTCTGACAAAGATTTCGTCCAACTCCAGAAGTATGAAAATGTCACTCAATATTCTCCAATTCTCAAGCGTTACGTTAAGGCAGATGATCCACATCTATATGTTAAAGAGCATATTATTCGTGGTGATCGCGGCGATGGCATTCCAAACTTTCTGTCTGCGGACAATACCTTCGCTCTTGGCGAACGTCAGAAGGTCATAAATAGTAAGAAGCTGTCCGAATGGTTGAGCAAGACTCCAGAAGAGTTCTGTATCAATGAAAGTATGCTTCGCGGATACAAACGAAATCAAATGCTGGTCGATCTAGAGTATATTCCAGAAGAAATCAAGCATCAGATTGTTGAAGCTTACGAAACTACAAAGCCTAGCAGTCGCCAAAAGATGTTCAACTATTTCATCGAAAAGCGTCTGAGTAATTTAATGGAAGTAATTGACGAGTTTTGAGGAAATAATGATTAAGAATATTCATGAAGTGTTTGAAGAACTAGAAGCTGCACCAAACAAAGAGTCGGCTAAAGCTATATTGTTTTATAACATGACACCAGGGCTAAAAGGCGTTCTTCGCGCCAACTTTCATCCTGGCATCAAGTTTGTAATTGATGAGGTGCCATCGTATAGAGAGAGTGATGCTCCTATCGGAATGGGCCAAACATCTATTCACAAAGAAATCAATCGCGTCTATATCTTTGAGCAGAACAATCCAAGAGTTGATCCTAATCTCACTCTTGAAAGAAAGATGCTTATTCTTGTCCAAATACTTGAAGCTCTAGAAGCGAAAGAAGCCAAGATTTTTGCTGATATGCTACTGAAACGTATCAAGGTTAAGCACCTCAACAAGAAATTGATTGAGGAAGTTTTTCCGGATATCTTCTCATATTAATTGGAGTGCCTTATATCATGGTCTGTTTAACGAAGGAACGATCATGTCTAAGAAATCTAAACTTGCTAAACTACTGTCTGAAAAAGAACACTATGAATACGAAACAACGGTTGAGGATTGTCAGAAATGGTTCAACATCCTCAATCGTGAACTATTCAACGAATCCCTCCCACATGTTGACGAAATCGACATTCGCTGGCGCAGAGGCGCCCACGCATGGTACGACTATGACGAAACGAAGCCTGGTACAGGTACAGTCAAGCTACTCATGAACAAGCGATATAAATCCAAACAGTTTTTTGTTGAAGTGTTGGCCCACGAAATGGTCCATCACTATCAATACATCAATAACGAAGAGATGGGCCACGGCTCTTCGTTTCTCAAATGGCGTGGCAAATTCAATAAGAAAGGTTTAAGTCTCTCAGAGGTTTATTGACATGAAATACAAAAAGAACTATTACGGCACTCATGAAGATTATGATGATGAAGAATATGCAGAACTAAGAGCGGGGCAAAAGAGACGCCCGATTCGAAACTGGACAAAAGCCTATGTCCAGAATCAGGATGAAGCGGACGTAATAGACGACTTTTATAGTAACAAGAAAAGTTACAGATAACGTAGCGTAAGCAGGTATGTTTCCAGAGCATACCTGCTATGCGTTTGTGGACATTGAAGTTTTCGGGTCTGGTCTCTATATCCATGATATCAAAACAACGGAGACTTTACCTATGGCTATCGCTTGGACTGTGCAGCACAACGGCTTTAACGACACCGCCCATAACTGGGAGGGTGCTGTACTTAAGGTTGAACATGACACCAGCTATCGGATCATGTCCGACGTTTGGGGTTCCGCAGATTGGGCCCTTGTCTGGGACACTCAGGAGAAGCAGCCCAAGATGGTGCTGGTCAATGTGTACGATATGCAGGGACCCGATTGGAAACCCGTCCAGATCACTGTGGACGCGACCGATGAGGTCAAGCAGGCCTACTATGAGTGGCAGGTCCAGAACAAGTTCCAAACCCTTGTGGCAAATGCAGAAAACGAAGCCCACCAGATCCAGAAGGGCGTAATCGCCAAGGTTGTCAAGGGCAAGAACGGCAAGGGCACTATCGGTCCGGTTGTAGTTCAGATGGATGCAACTTACGGTATGGGCTGGCGCGCAAACCGGGAAAAGAAGCTGGCTATCGCCACCTCTGACGTTAAGGTCAAGAAGGCCTTCCCCAACGGCAAGACCGGCGAAGTCTACCGGGATGTGGTGTGGGTCTGGCAGCGCAACTGCCAGCGGGTTGACGTTCCGCAGATTGACAAGGACGCTCTCCTGGAGCAGGCCCGCGCCATGGTCGCTAGGGTCGCCTGACCCCAAGGGCTACGCGCCAGGCGCTCTCCTGGCGCTTCCCGCGTTCTTCAATAAAATCAATGGGTTAGACTATGCTCCAGTTGCATAGCAGGCCTGCGTTCTAGGCTCTTGAAATCTCAGCATCCGATCACTATATCCAGGGTATGAAAGCGACCACCTCGCGCAAACGGCGCTCAGACCGTAACCACTTGATCTATAAAATATCAATGAAATCAATGGTTTACATAGGTGTCACGGTTGTCGAAAAGCGCAATCCTCAGTATAGCCTGAAGCGCCGCTGGCAAAAGCATGTTTCGCGGGCCCTTACCGAGGGTAAGGTTTGGAAATTGTGCTCCGCGATACGCCGCCACGGAGCGGAGAAATTTAGCGTGGAGATTGTAGAGACTGTGCGCGGGAAAGAAAGCGCACATAAGAGAGAAAGACAACTTATCCGCGAACTGCGTCCGAACCTCAATACTGACGTTAGGTCAAAGAAGTCTGCGTCCAGCGCATGACAGGCCTGCGTGAAATGGGATTGAAATCCGAGGGTTCAATCACTATATCCATAGTATGAGAACAAGAGAGACCAAGATGACCAAGCTTCCCCGCACCCGCCGTCAGAAAGCCAAGTTCCACGAAACTGTGTGCAACCATTCTGATGCCTCTATTCGCCTCGCAGCCGATTTTCTAGCCGATGCTATGACCGCTGCCCGCGCTGGGAACCTTCAAGACATGGTCACCAACATCCGCCTTGCTAGCCGCTTCGCTGAAACCGTTTCGCTCGGAAACCCTGAGGAGTATATGAAGTCCCATGCCTAAGTCCCGCAAGACCACCGACATCCAGCCGATGCGTGAATACGCCAATAAGTTGCTGGCTTCCACGTACAAGGTCCATGACGCCCAGTTTCGGCAGGGTATCATCGCCATGATTGAGCAGCTTCTACATGAAGCCAAGGCCTATCGCGGCTTCTCGTATATCGCCAGCTATGAGTTGCCCGATGACGTTCTGCCTGGCGTCCGATACGCCGAGGGCTACCAGCTCCTGCCGTATCCTGAGCGGTTTGATAACACCGATGACACACGGAGGTACTATCTCTAATGAGTGCTTATAAGGACTTTCTCATCGGCGTTGAAGAACTGGTCTACACCGCCATGGAAAAAGGGTTCACTGACACGGACGGCATTTACGCCTACGTTTACATGTACGAACCTCGGGTTGATATGTTTACTGTCAAAGCCGTTCTGGAGCAGATGCTCTGGAATGACTATGCGATACAACCTGAAAGTGCTTGACAATCCCTAGCGTTCCTGCTAGGATTTCTTCCGTTAAAAACACATACACACAAGGAGTTAATGTATGGCTAAGATTGCTGGTCGTGACGTTCGTGGTGAGTTTCTTGCTCTCCAGTTGTTTGAAATTGGTAAGGCTGTAACGCCGTCTGAAATCAACTCGCATGTTGGTTATGGCGACTATGCTGCCAAGTATATCTCGTTCCTCAAGAACCGTCATGGTTTCGAGTTCAGTGTTCAGAAGGACGGCCGCGCGGTCGTGTCCTATACTCTGGTCGCTGAGCCGGAGAATGCTGCTGAGGTTCGCGCCCGCGCGGATGTTTTGCCTAAGGATGTGCAGGAACTTTCTGCAAATCTGCGAAAGGCTGGACTGAAGCCTCTGAAGCCGAAGGCTAAGAAGGCCGTCAAGGTGCGCCAGTCCAAGCAGACTGCATCCGCGCCTGTCAAGAAGGCTGCTCGGCAAGTCCTCAAGGATCGTGCTGACGCTGAGGCCGACCGTCTGCTGGCTGAAATCGGCATGAAGAATGCTGGTGAGTATGCTGGTGGTACCTACTCTGTTGATCCTGATTGGGACAGCATGGACGGTATCGATGTTGCCAACTTCCTCAAGTAAGGAGATTTAAATGAAATTCGATAATACCTCAGAAGCACTAGGAGTAATTTTAGCTGGACTCGTATTGCTGGCTCTTATTCCTTTTGCTTATATCTGGGCATGGAATCAGTTGTTCGGTTCACTCCTGATGATTGAATATACGTTCTGGAATTGGTTGGCTGTTATGATTTTTCCAGGACTATTTACTGTTCGAAAGATAAAGTGATGAATAAGCGATGGTTCTTGGCGGGGTTGACAGCCCTGCCTTTCGCTGTAGTTGTAGCACAGGCAGCAACTCAGCGCAACTCTGCGACATGGAAAGTGCCAGCAGGTATCAAGAAGATCCGTGTTCGTTCTTGGAATGCTGACGGCACTCCAGATATGGATCGTACACTGAACGTTGAGCCGAACCAAATGTTTCGTATTGATGCAATTGAGGATTAGAATATGGAATGGGTTCTTGTAATCTACATCTACGCTGGCTATTGGGCCAAGGGCGACTCTGTTGCCCTTACAACCGTGCCTATGATTTCAGAAGCGGCATGTCATGTTGCTGGTGAGAAACTGAATCCGCTTGTTGAAGGTACGGCTAAAGAAGTCCGTTTTGTTTGTGTGAGGAATAAGTAATGGATAACTTTCCTTTTACTCCTC